CCACTGGAAGAGCGGCTTGGAATAAGCCTATGGAGAGAAAAATGCCTGGAATTGTATAAAATTAAGCGAAACCACTTGACTTTTTGATTAACTATATATATTTTCTATCATAGATGATTGTATATATACTAAATCAAAGGAATAATGGCTCAATCTGACTCCGAATTACGTCAACAGGCCGCAGAACTTGAAGAAGAGCAAGTTAGGCTGTCTGGTGATGAGACAATGGATGAAATAGAGCTTGAAGGTGTAGTTGCTTCACTTATTGAGTCTGCAACTGACTATATTGACCTTCAGGAAGCACCCGACAGGGTAAAAGCAAATGAATATTACCAGGGATTACCGTTTGGAAACGAAGAGGAAGGCCGCTCCCAGGTAGTATCAATGGACGTAAGGGATACTATTTCCCTTATGCTTCCCCAGATAATGAGGACATTTTTCGGCTCAGAGAAATGCGTTGAGTTTGTACCACGGCAACCCGAAGATGTTCTTGCAAGTGAACAGGCAACAGATTACGTTAACCAAGTTGTATTAGGTCAGGACAATCCTGCGTTCTCAATCTGCTATAACGCAATCAAAGACTCACTCGTAAAAAGGATTGGGGTTATTCGTGTAGATTGGGAGCGCAGAGAAGATGTAGAGTACGAAGAATTTTCTGGTCTTGATGATCAGGGATTGGATGCGATACTTAGTGGAGCCGATGTGGAAAGTTCATCGGTGGAAAGTTACCCCGACCCTTCATTCCAGCCACCTCCTCCACAGCCACAACAGTTCTCTCCTGACGGACAGCCTATTGAACAGCCGGAAATTGAGGCTCCTATGCTGCATGATGTGGTTGTCCGTCAAACCAGAGTTGATGGTTCTGTTGTACTTGATGCACTTCCCCCTGAAGAATTTTTAATTGATAGAAGAGCAAGATCAGTAGAAGACAGTGCAATAGTCGCTCATAGACGTTACCTATCAGTGTCTGAGCTAGTCCAGATGGGCTATAATTATGAAGAGATGCTTGATCTAGCAGGAGATGACGATGAATTTGGAACAAACACCGAATACCTTGCAAGACACCCGATTGCAAACTTTGCCGACTCAGAACAGGTCGATGATGCCAACCGAAAAGTCCTCTACATTGAATCCTATGCAAAGATTGACTATGACGGGGATGGAATTGCTGAATTGCGTAGGTTTTGTACTGCTGGCAATCATCATAAGTTGTTACACCATTCTCCTGTTAATGAGTTGCCTTTTATCGTATTTAATGGCTACCCGGAACCACATATCTGGAAAGGACAGTCTGTAGCAGATTTACTCATGGATGTGCAGAAGATAAAGTCTGCGGTCTTGAGGAATATGCTTGACTCCCTTGCAAAAAGTATCCACCCCGATACAGAGGTAGTTGAGGGACAGGTTAATAAGGATGATGTTACATCAAACAAAGTAGGCAAGATCATCCGCACTCGTGCGCCTGGCATGGTGAGGGAATTACAGAAGGATTTTTCCGGCAGGGAAGCATTTCCGATGCTGGATTATCTGGATCAGATCAAGGAAGATCGCACGGGTATGTCGAAAGCAAGCATGGGTTTGAATCCCGATGCACTGCAATCGAGTACAAAGGCGGCTGTATCTGCAACAGTAGCAGCTTCACAGGCTCAAATAGAGTTGCTGTGTCGCATCTATGCCGAAAACGGTATGAAGCCACTGTTCAAGAAGATACTACGTCTTTTGCATACCCACCAGGACAAGGTGCGGATGGTCAGACTCCGCAATGAATGGATACCGATTGATCCAAAAGCATGGGATGCAGGAATGGATGTTTCGGTTAATGTGGCCCTTGGACTTGGCACAACAGAAGAGAGGATGGCAATGCTTTCTGGTGTTGCAGCCAAACAGGAAAATGCACTGGAGAAATTAGGGCCGGAGAATCCATTGGTAAGTTACAAGCAGTATCATGCAACCCTTACCAAGATAACTGAACTTTCAGGGTTTAAGGATACCCAGACTTTCTGGACTGACCCTGCAACATATGAGCCACCACCTCCAGAACCGCCAGAGCCTACACCAGATGAGATTTTTGCACAGGCACAGGCAGACAAGGTTCGTGCAGATATGGAAAATGACAAGGCAAGACTTGATCTGGACAGGGAGAAGATGATCCGTCAGGATGACCTTGACAGGGATAAGATGGAAACTGATCTTGAGGTTAAGGTTAAGGAGATGGAGAACAAGTACAAGACCACTGTTGATCAGACTGAAATGAGAGGTATGATTGAGAAGGATCGTGAGAAGATAAGGATGGATGCACAGATGCAGCAGATGCAGATGCAACAGGCGATGCAACCACCACCACAGGGAGTACCGCAGGGACAGCCACCAGAGGGTGGAATACCTCCTATGTCTCCTGATGAAATGAGTCCAGAGAATATGGGCGGTGGAATGCCACCAATTCCGTCATAATGCCTAAAAAGAAGAAAAAAGGCTCTCTTGAGAGAGCAACGGTTGAGGAGAGAGTTTTAAAAGCTAGTGCGGCTAAGTCCGTACTTGAAAATCCAATAATCCAGGAAGCATTTGAAAACCTGGAAGAACATTATAACGAAAAGTGGGTAAATTCTGAAATAGAGGACTCAGTTACAAGGGAGAGGGTATTTTTATCTCTCCGGGCATTGAGTGACCTTCAATCAGAGTTGGAATCCATGATTAACAGTGGAGATGAAAGTCTCATAGCAAGAAACGGTTAAACCAGTTGGTTCTCAGGTAACTGAGGAAAACTATACTGAAAGGAAAATATGGCAGAAGAAATACAGGGCAATAACCCCCCTCCAGGGGAGACTGACCTTGATCAAGCAGCAAAAGGATGGGAAAAAGAACTGACCCTCGAAAGTGGAGAGGAATTACCAACGGACGAAGACAACCAGTTGACCCAGGAGGAACCTGATGAAGAAGAACTTGAAACAGGTTCTGAGGAAGATGAAGCCGAAGAGTATGACACGGATGAGGAAGAGGAACCCGAAGAAGAAATATACGAGGTAAAATCTGATGGTAAGACACATCAGGTTACACTTCAGGAACTGAAGGATTCCTTCTCAAAAGGACAGAATTATACTCGTAAGTCCCAGGCACTTGCAGAAGAACGCAGTGCAATGGAGGAAAAAGAGGCAGAGATTAGTCAACTTAGGGAGCAAGCTCTCGAAGCACTAGAATTTGCCAGGCAGCAACAACCTCAAATGCCGGAACGCACTGAGGAGTATTGGACAAATCTCAAAGAGACTGACCCCGTTCAATTTTTAATTGAGCGTGATTCGGTTCGGGATGCCCAAATGCAAAACCAGATGGTTACTCAGCAAATGCAAGAGTTGAATAGCCAGAAGGAGGCAGAAAGGACAAAAAATCTCGAAAAGTACATTGAAGGTCAAAGGGAAGAGCTTTTAAAGCTGGTCCCTGAATGGAAGGACAGTAAGTTAGCAAATACCGAAAAGAAACTGATAATGGAATATGGCAAGTCAATAGGTTTTTCACAAGATGAACTAGACCAAGCCTATGACAGCCGTGCCGTTGCAACAATGAGAAAAGCGGCACTCTGGGATCAGTTACAGCAGAAGAAAGGTAAATTGAAACCTGTCCAGAGACAATCAATGAGAGCAGGGTCAAAATCTGGTGATCCAGGAAAAATCAAGGCAGGAAAGGCAACTGAAAGACTACGGAAAACTGGTCGGGTCGAAGATGCGGCTAGTGTTTTTTACAATATAATTCGTTCATAGAAAGGTAATTTTATGGCAGCAGCAACTGGAACCTTCCAAACGTATCAAAGTATTGGTACTAGGGAAGATTTAGCCAATGTGATCTACAATATATCTCCATCGGACACTCCGTTCATGTCGATGTGTGGTCGATCAAAGGCTAAGAATACTCTGCATGAATGGCAGACTGATTCCCTCGATGCAGTGGCAGCAAATGCACAGGTCGAAGGAAATGAATATACTTTTGCGGCTCAGACCCCAACAGTAAGACATGGTAACTATACTCAAATCTCAACTAAAACTGTTATCGTTGCTGGAACACAGCAAGCGGTTGACAATGCAGGTCGTGATTCAGAAATGGCATACCAGCTTGCAAAGGAGTCAAAGGCCCTCAAGAGAGACATGGAATCTGCGCTTACAGGCAAAGTAGCCAAAGCTGTAGGTAATGCAACAACCGCAAGAACACTTGGCGGTTTTGAAACATGGATCAAGACTAACTCCTCAAGAGGCAGTGGGTCACCAGCAGGAGCCGATCCGGCATCCTATGGAGCAGCACCAACCGATGCACAGACTAAACGTGCTATTACTGAAGCACTTTTAAAGACTGTGATTCAGTCCTGCTACACAAATGGTGGAGAACCATCCGTTCTTATGGTGGGTCCTGTGAATAAGGGAAAAGTCTCTGCATTTGCAGGTCGTACATCCGCAAGGCAGATGATAGCCGAAAAAAAGATTCAGGCAGCAGCAGATTTGTATGCTTCTGACTTTGGAGATTTGAAGGTTATCCCCAATAGGTTCTGCCGGGAGCAAACAGGATACGTTATTGATCCTGAGTTTTGGAAAGTAGCTTACCTGCGTGATTTTAAACAAGAGGAAGTGGCAAAAACTGGCGATGCAATTAAACGTGCATTGCTTGTGGAATACACTTTGGTGGCAGCTAACGATGCTTCATCGGGAGTTGTTGCAGATTTGACCATAACCTAATGTCAAGTAGGAAAAGACTAATCGACTGGTCTGCGAACAGTACACAGTATTTTTCGTATGACCAGCACGATAAATCATTCACAATCGAAACAAGGGAAGATGTTGAGCCGCTGATTCAAGTTGCTCACGAAATGTCTTCCCTTCAACCAAGTAAGGAATTTAGGCATTCTGCAATAATTCCGAAATTTGTGTTGGACCAGAGTTTAAGGGAGAGATGGGGACCGAAAGATTGGAAAAAGTGGGCAAACGACCACGCAAACAAACCGTTCAGAACCTGGCCGGGGAACCTTTAAGGGTTGCAGTAACAGTACCATCGTTTTGTGGGTCATGGCCTTTTGAGTTTGGTACTTGCCTCTCGAACATGGTTCAGCATTTCCAGGCAAGTGAATACGAAGGAGAGCATAGAATACAGGTATTTGCTCACGGTGGTAGGGTAATACCAGAAGTTCGCCACAGGTTGATAGGATCAGCAATAGATTGGGAAGCAACACATATTCTGATGATAACACCAGAATTTACCTTCCCTGAAGACTCAATACATAGAATGTTGTCCAGAGGCCGTGCAGTAGTCGGAATTAATTATTTGCGTAACATTGTTTCTGGAGAGTATTCTGCGTATCGAGGGGGTGCAACAGTAAAGCCAGACCCTGTTTTTCCTGAGACTGAAGAAGTAGATGGCGTTTCAATAGGGATGGTTCTTTTCAACACACCAGTATTTGATGTACTTGAATTACCATTCTTTGAGAACAAACAGATTAATGACACACCAGGATTTTATGAAGATTTTGTTCCATTCTGGAAACAGTGCAAAGAAAAGAAAATACCATGTGTTATTGACCATGAACTGTCAAAGGATGTTAGGAGTTTGTATCACGGAGAATTATGGCATTAGCTAATTACACTGATCTACAGTCATCGGTTGCAGATTTTTTAAACCGTTCAGATTTGACCAGTGTTATCCCAGACTTTATAACCCTGACTGAAGCAGATATAAACAGGTCTATAAGAGTAAGGGAAATGAGTGTCAGGACCCGTGCGCCAATCTCAGAGCAGTATGTCAAGCTGCCTGTAGACTTTCTGGGTATGAGGAATATTGAATTGGTCACTAATCCTGTTACTCCTCTTGAGTATCGCAATATGCAAAACCTTGACAGGTACAGGGCAGCCGATACAACAGGGAAACCCATTTACTACACAATAACGCAGAATAATCTTGAATTTGCACCAGTGCCGGATTCTGAATACACACTTGAGATTGTGTATTACCAGAAAATTCCTGCACTTGCAGATAATGCAACAAACTGGTTGCTTGATGCTCACCCTGATGCTTATTTGTACGGGTCGTTAATGCAGTCTGCACCATACCTTCAAGCTGATGAAAGAATAGGGATATGGGCAGGGAAATATAATCAGATAAAAGAACAGATTACGGCTTCAGATGAAAAGGCCAAGTTCAGTGGTGAAACACCCACAATAACATTTAATCCATTTTAGGAATTATTATGGCAGGATTCACGAATTATTTAGAAGATAAAGTCATTGCTCACCTGTTTGGTGGCACGGCATACAGTGCGCCTAGCACATGGTATGTTGGACTGCTGACCGCAGTTCCGTCAGATAGTGCTGCTGGAACAGAAGTGTCGGGAGGTGCATATGCCCGTCAGAGTGTGGCATGGACTATACAAACTGGTGGTACGGCACAAGCAAGCAATACAGCCGCTTTGACATTTCCTGCCGCCACAACGGATTGGGGAACAGTTACCCATGCTGGAGTGTATGATGCTGCTACAGGCGGTAATTTAGTGGCTTATGAAACTTTGACAAAAACAGATTTTTCGACAGCAAATCCGAAGATTGTCAACACTGGAGATATTTTTAAAATTGATG